CAATCACACAAGGTTCGAACACCCGCATCACCATATGGGTTCGCAACGACTTTTGACGGGCTTTCCACCCGCCAAAAGGCGATTTGCGCTGCGCTCGGGATCTCCCGGCGTAGGTAGTACTGCCCATCAAGGGCAGGTGTTACCTCCGCAGGCCACAACCGTGGTCTGTGTCATTGAACGTCGTGAGACGTCCAGTCGACAGGACAGTCATGTTCTCTGATCCACAGTCAGTTACGATCAACGCCATTGCCAACTCGCTTCCGCGAACCGGCAGTGGGGACAACACGGGTACCTTCACAAAGGACGATGGAAACGTCGTCCTGAGTATCTCCCATTCACTGGGAAAGCGTACTCGTTGTCTGATCAAGCTCAGCCACCGCAAGGTGGCAGCTGATCCGTTGAATGCAGCTCAGAACCTCAACTACGGTATGTCTATCAGTATCGTGGTTGATGTGCCTCAGTTCGGCTACACGCCGGCCGAGGCGAAGCAGGTTTGGGACGGCTTCATCGCCAACCTAGCTGCTAGTTCTGCAGCAAACACCGTTAAGTTTCTCGGTGGCGAGTCGTAAGACTCTGACCCACCAAAGAGGGACTGTGTGCCCCGGGTGAGAAATTGCCCGGGGCGCATAGGTGAATGCTGAACTGTGACAGGAGGATATTGCAGATCTCGTCACCTCTATTGAAAGTGAGGGCAAGATGAAGCAACAGCTTCTGTTCTGGCGCACGGTCCTGAAAGAACTAGGGACCTGGTGTCGTGTAAGTACCGACCTTGACTATAAGCACGTCAAGGCCCGGTTTGAAAAGGAAGGCGATGAGTTTCTGACCATCGCTCTACCCACCTTTTCGCGGGACCTCGAGAGAGGCCTCACGGACGGGCAGGTAGGTCCCGACCTCTTTCCTGGTTTCAGGAAGAAGGGGAAGACCCCGGTTTTATTCGGTGGTTTTCTGGACATCCTTTTCGACCGCGACACTGGTTTGTTGCTTGAGACAGATACCGCAGAAACCCCGCGGTTTCTCGATGCTCTATATGCTGTGCGTCAGTTAACACTGATGTTTGGCAAACTAGAGAGGCGTTGTTCTCCCGCGAGGGAGCGCGCTGCCATCGAGAGCTATCTCAAGTGTGAGCAGGAACTTGGATCGTTCGCGAAGTCTGTATCGTCCGAGGATCTCGAATCCTTTGGACACGTCGCGAATTGTCTGTTCCGGGAGGTCTTTAACGTGGTGGACTCTAAAGTCTATCACCAGAGGCTAATCCCGAAGCATGGGCCCGGCTCAACTGCTGAAAGAACTCTTGGAAACGAGAAGTTCGATCAAGTTGAGTGGACCACTCGGTTGGAAGAAGTCTTCCCTTTCGGGGAGTACGCCATTCCAAACTGGAGGTATCGCTACCTCCTGGACCGAGTCAAGTTCCTCGAACCTGGAGAAGAGCGGCCTGTTAGGGTCGTTCTTGTTCCTAAGACGCAAAAGACACCCAGAGTGATCGCGTTGGAGCCCGTCTGCATGTAGTATATGCAGCAGGCTCTGGCACGACCGTTCATGGAGTACCTAGAGAGGCCCACTATCAAACGTGAGCGTAATCTCTCTTACGGTATGATCGGGTTCAAGGATCAGGAGCCTAACCAGTTCCTGGCCCAGATGGGTTCCCTTGATGGGAGCTTAGCGACGCTAGATCTTAGCGAAGCGTCCGATCGTGTCTCGAATGTGCTCGCGCAAGAACTCTTTCGTTACTGGGGCAACCTCAACGAGGCTGTCCAGGCGACAAGGAGTACGCGGGCACAAGTGCCTGACGGGGACGTTATCGACCTCGTCAAGTTCGCGTCCATGGGTTCAGCTCTCTGCTTCCCAGTTGAAGCGATGGTTTTCCTTACCATCATCTGGGTCGCTATAACAAGAGAGCTCAGCAAACCAATGAGAGCCTCACTCGTAGATGAGTACGGCTCTAGGGTACGCGTCTATGGGGACGACATTATTGTCCCTGTGGAATTTGCGACATGCGTGAGGTCCGAGCTCGAGAACTTCGGTTTTCGGGTTAACACCAACAAGAGCTTCTGGACTGGACAGTTCAGGGAATCTTGTGGAGGGGAATTCTACGCGGGCCACGATGTTTCTGTGGCTCGAGTTCGTAGGGGCTTCCCTGCCTCACGCGCTGACGTACCAGAGGTACTCTCTACCGTCTCTTTGCGGAACCAACTATACAGCGTTGGTCTCGTCGAGAGTGCGGCGGAGCTGGATCGGATTGTGGGAAAAGTTCTTCCCTACTATCCTGCAATTCATCCAGATTCCTCAGCAGTCGGGCGTCACACTAGCCTAGAGTACGATTACTCGAAGTTGTGTGACACACTGCATACGCCCTTGGTTAGAGCGTATGTCACAGAATCCCTCGCCCCGAGATCTGAATGCTCGGGAGAGGGGGCCTTGCTGAAGTGTCTCACTAAGGAGGGTTTGCAACCCTTCGATGATGTGAGGCACTTGGAACGTCAG